TCACACTACAGTTTAATATGTATGTTCCGCAGGCAACATTATCTGCTGGTGCTGATGTTCTGCTAGTGCCATCTGAGCCTGTGATTCTAGGTGCGTATGCAAGGGCATTGGTGGAGCGAGGCGAGGATGGCGGATTGAGTTCTAGCGAGGCTTACCAGCTATTCAAATCTAGCTTGTCAGATCATATTTCTATTGAGTCAACAAGATTCATTGAGAACGATGAATGGGTGGCCTGCTAATGAAGCCAATCACTCCTTTTGTAATCTCTGCGCCGGGATTCTATGGTGTAAATACTCAGGATTCGCCAGTTGATCTAGCTCCAGGCTTTGCTCTACGCGCAATCAATTGCGTGATTGATGAGTCAGGGCGTATTGCATCTCGCAAAGGATGGCAGACTATCCATGCAGCTAACGCAGACCTCGGAACGTCTAACGTAACTACGATTGGTGAGCTAATAGACAATAGCGGCACATCGTATGTGCTTTGTACTGGTGGCGGGTTCTTGTTCAAGTACGCTGCTGGCGTACTTACCACATTGACCTATGGAGGTGGTGGCGTTGCGCCAACTATCGCTGCGAACAATTGGCAATTCGTTCAACTTAACGGCGTTGCGATGTTCTTCCAGCGAGGATATGACACGCTTATATTTGATCCGGCAGTATCAACCACGACATTCCGCAGACTGAGTGAGCGTTCTGGTTCGGCTGGTACGTTCTATCAGACGCATACCGCACTATCTGCCTATGGTCGTGTATGGTCAGCAGATAATGGAACAGACAAGAATACAGTCGTGTTCTCTGACATTCTTGCACCTCACATAATGACCGGTGGTACTTCTGGCTCGTTGAACGTGGCGCAAGTATGGCCTACTGGTGGAGATGAGGTTATTGCACTAGCTGCTCATAATAATTTCCTGTTCATCTTTGGCAGAAAACAGATTCTTGTTTATTCCGGTGCTGATGACCCTGCAACTATGCGACTATCTGATTCTATAGTTGGAGTTGGATGCATTGCGCGGGATTCAGTACAGAATACTGGCGATGATGTGATATTCCTATCTGATAGCGGAGTTCGCAGTGTGCTTCGTACAGTTCAGGAGAAATCTGCCCCATTGCGCCCTATCAGTAAGAATGTTCTGAATGAATTGCAGACCCATATTCTTGCTGAGACTAAAGATAATATCAAATCTGTTTATAGCAAACAGCATGGGTTCTACTTGCTTACAATGCCTTCATTTTTTGAATGCTATTGTTTCGACATAGCAAGACCATTGCAAGATGGTTCTACAAGGGTTACAACATGGCAGAATCTTACTCCTAGTGGATTATATGAGGCCAGGGATGGGACTCTTTATTTTGGCCTAGCTGGAAATTTGGCAACGTATGGGAGCTATTTTGATAATGCTACTGCATATCGCGCTCAGTATTACACAACATGGATAGACTTTGGGAATCCTATTCAGATAAGCATATTGAAGAAGATAATTCTGACACTGATAGGTGGTGTTAATCAGCCAATTATCTTCAAGTGGGCGTATGACTTCGTACAGTCGTATAGCACTGAAACTGTTAGTATTTCAGGCATTGTTTCGGCAGCAGAATTTGGCATTACAGAGTATAATTCCGGTGCAGAATATGCAGGAAACTTGCTTGTCAATACTTTATCTGCAAATGGTACAAGATCGGGTAAGGTATTGCAGTTCGGGTTTGAAGCACAGATACAGGGTTCTCCAATATCAATCCAGAAGATTGAACTGTTCACGAAGGATGGAAGATTATGAGCTACGTTAAAACTACGGACTTCGCAGGCAAGGATTCTCTTCTGACTGGCGACCCGTTGAAGGTTATCAAGGGTTCTGAATTTGGAGTTGAATTTGATAATATCGCCACTGATAGCACTACCAATCTAAAGAAAGACGGTTCTGTTGCAGCAACAGCCAATATTCCAATGGGCGGGTTCAAGCTTACCGGACTGGCTGCTGGTACTCTAACCGGCGATGCTGCTAGATACGATGAGTTGAATGCTCATATAGTTGACACTGTTGCGGCACATGCCGCGAGTGCGGTATCAAATACTCCGGCTGGTGGCATTGCTGCAACTGATGTTCAGGCTGCAATCAACGAGCTTGATACTGAGAAAGCCGCTCTCGCAGGCGCTAGTTTCACGGGCGGAATCAACGAGACAGGCGCAACTGTAGCGGCACACGCTACGACTTGCCCAATCTGGACGGCGGCGAATGGTAACAGCATCCTTCTTTCAGGTGCCGCTGTGACGTTCACGGCATTCCCTAACGCTCCACAAGCCTACGCAAAGCGCACTATTATAATGAATGCAGCGCATAGCATCACTGCTGGCGCAAACATGATTATCGCGGGGATTGCGTCAGGACAAACAATCACGCTTGCGGCTAACGATATTGTTGACGTTGAGGCGTTATCAACCACACAGTTCTATATGCGAATCACCCATGCGGTTAACTTTGTTTCAAGTACCGTCGCGGTAGGAAGTGCGGTATCGCTCACTACCAATACGGCTGCTAACGTAACTAGTATAAGCTTACCTGCGGGAGAGTGGGATATTTCAGGTAATGTACTGTTTAGCCCAGCGGCAACAACAAGTATAACTGCCTTGGCTGGCAATTCTGGGGCAACATCGGCTACGCAAAATGCTGTAACAGGTTTTCACTCTAGGTTTTCGGCTATCGTTGGCGGGGCAGTTACAGTAGGCCAAGCAATCCCAACAAACCGAGTATCAATTAACTCAACCACGACATATTATCTAGTGGCATATTCGCTGTTCACGGTGAGTACGCTTGGCGCATACGGCACGATTTACGCAAATAGGGCTACGACATGAGATTTGCCACTATAACCCCTGATGGAATTATCGAGCTGCGCGAGGACGCCTCAATTCCTGCTGGAGCGTATCCATTGACCCACGAACAATTCGATGCGCTTATGGCGTGTCAAGATAAGCCTGGAATGATGGCGATACTGAGTAATATCCCTATTTTTGGAGTATAGCCGATGGAAAGTAAAACCAAAGAAAAGGAAAGCTGGCACGTAGGTAAGGAAATCCCGATAGCGATGCTGTTTGCTATATTTGTGCAAATTAACTATGTTGATGAATGTAACAAGTGGTAGTTTATAAAATGCCAGAAAAAGACCCCGAAAATGTGAGCTGGTTAGTACAAACAATCCCGTTTATATTTGCTATTTCGCTTTCTTGTTTGGGTGGAGTCGTGAATTATCTTAATAGAATAGATAAAGCCGGTGTAGCTTTTAGCATTGTCCGGTTTTTTGTCGAAATTATAACCAGTGGATTTGTTGGTATCATCTCGTTTATGTTGTGCGATGCTGCCGGTTTTGGGTGGTCTTACACTGCTGCGATTGTGGCTATTTCAGGCCATATGGGAACAAGAGCATTATTTATTTTTGAAACTATGGCAGTACAGCCACTTTTAAGGAGATACGGATATGTCGAAAACAGCCAAACAAAAGCTTGCAGAAAAAAAGCAACCTCCCAAGATGCCAGTTAGCCCGATGAATGGGTACAAGCCATCATGCCCTAAAGTAACACCTAAGAAAAAATGAATCTTAGCGAACACTTTACACTTGCGGAGTTTGTCGCATCCGATACGGCTAACCGTAAAGGCATAGATAACACTCCACCAGCTACTGTTATTGAATCGCTCAAGAAAGTGGCGGAACTGTTGGAATCAGTGCGCGCTTTACTTGGCAACCACCCGATCAAAATATCATCCGGTTTCCGATGCTCCAAGCTTAACGCAGAAGTCGGAAGCAAGCCATCCAGCAAGCATGTTCAGGGATTGGCTGTTGACTTCCGGTGCGATGATTACGGCCCGCTAATCGACATTGTGAAAACCATCCAAGCATCCAGCCTGAACTTTGACCAGTGCATTCTTGAGTTCTACGACCCAGCTAACCCGCATAACGGATGGGTGCATCTAGGACTAGGCAGGGATAACCGTAGGCAGATTCTTTCCATTAACCAACACGGAACATTCACAGGGGTGCGAGTATGATTAAGCAATTCATGAAGTCCAAAACTATCCTCTTCGCACTCGCGCTGGAGATTCTCGGCGTTATTCAGCTTAACGCAGACTTTCTTTCTACCGTGATGACTCCGGCGCAGTTCGGATGGGTTATGCTCGGCATCGGTGTGACTGTAAAGGTGTTGCGAACAGTGACCACAACCAGTCTTGGTGAGAAGTGATGATCCCGTTCAATCTGCGTATTGCAGCCGCTATTGCATCGTTGCTCGTGGCGTTTTCTTTCGGTTGGCTAGTTTTCTCATGGAAGAATGACGCTTCGATTCTGGACAAAGAACGGGAGGCCGCACATGCGTATCAACAGGCAGTTGAAAAGGCGAATGAGACAGGCGCAAAGCTCCAGCAGGTACTGTCTAAACTCGAAGAAAACAAGTTCGTCGTAACCAAGGAATTGAGCCATGAAACTACACTCGTACAGTATCGTTGCAATCTGCCTGATGGGGGTAGGTTGCTGTTCAACCGTTCCGCCGAAAGCCCCTATTCCATCCAACCTGACTGAATCCTGCAAACGCCCTGTAACGCTGAATCAGGGCGCGGACATGGGTGCGCTACTAGAAGCATCGGTTGCGAATAATTATGCCTTGGTGGAGTGTTCTGCTAGGCATGCTGCGCTTGTTGAGTTGGTCAAGTAGTCAGCGCACCTTGCCGACGTTCAGATCGGCAGTTCCATCTTCCCAATCCGTCACAACATAACCAGGCGAACCAAATCTAACCGCCTGAGTTATGTCTAACAACATCGTGGCATAGGCATTCTGTGCGTCCAGCTTGGCGTGTTGCTCAAGCATGAACTGCTCACCCATTACGATCAAGCCAGCGAGTAGCAATGCCGCAATGCCAAGCCAGATTGCGCGGTAGTGGTTGCGGCACAGGATGCGCCAGTTCCGGCGACGATGATGCGGTAGTCGAGGGATCATTGCTTCTTCTTTGGGTAAAATATAAACACCATCACAGCAAAATACCCGCCAAACAAAAGCGATGTTCCCGCCCATAGCTGTAAATCGTTACCTCGGCTATCAAAATTTAGCCCTCCAGCCCATGATACCCATGCGGATAAAACATGCACCAAAATAAATACAAATATTGCCGAGAAATATCTCATTTTAAGTCTCCGGTGTTGTTGCGGATAGCTTCGGCGCAGGCTCTATCCTCTGAGTATTGTGATTGGCATGCAAAGGGTTCTATTGCCTCATACTGCTCGGCTCTGTCCTCGCAGACCATTGCATCACTCTCCCTCTGGTGCTGACGGCCTAGCTGGTAGAAGCGTTCCGCGAAGTCACGCAGCGTTGCTATATCCGACACGGGCATCTGTTTAAATTCTGCTTGACCATATTGTGTACTGAGCATGAATCCTGCTTCTAAAGCAGTACCTACAATCTCTTCATCGGTAATCATTATTTCACCTCGTTAGCCATGCGTTCAACAATCTTTTCTGCCAAAGCACCAGCCCCTAGCTCATGTTTCCCGTCAACTTCACGGATTACATTTGAGAGCCAATCTACATCGAGCAGAGCCTCCTTTCTGCCTTCTTCTCGCGCTTGGGCTAGGAGGGCGTTGAGTTCTTCTTGAGTCAATGCTAATTTGTTTTGCATCTATATTTCTCCTCGCCTTGTTTTCTTGCGATAACTGCCGATTCGATTGCATCAAACAAT